TAATTTCTGACCCCATGCCGGCAATCCAGCCCGCTGCCTTGCTGGCAACGTATAATTCCAAGAGGGTCTTGATCAGATTCTTATTTTCAGCAATAAAAGCCCCCATATCCCGGATTCCTGTCGCCAGCCATTTAAGCCAGGCTGCGCCTTCCTGTCCCCAACGTTTCAAACTTGCCTGGTTAGCGTCGGCCCAGATCTTTAAATCCTTCCAACCCTAGGTCATTTCCTGCACCCCGGCGCTCATCACCGGTTCAAATAGGGCCCACAAGGCGTTTTTGGCCTCTTGCGCAAACCGGGCCATCGACTGAAGCTGCTTGCCCACCGAGGCGTCCGCCGCCGCCGCGGTGCCGGCAAAGCCCGCGGACAGGCGCATGACCTCATTGAGCATGGCCTGGGTTTTCTCGACCGAGTTTAGTTCTTCTTTGGTTTTCCCCAGGGTGGCCGCAAAACGCTTGTAAATATCATCCGTATGCCCCACCTGGATCATCAGGCGGCGGAGGGTTTCCTGTTCCCCGGAGATGATGCCCTGCATCATCCGGTTAAGGGCTTCAGAGGTGTTGATCCCGGCCACCACTGCAATATCTCTTGCCCGGGTAGCCAGGTCCTTTAATTGGTCCAGGGGGATGCCGGTGGTCAGGGCCTTGGTGACGGCCGTCATGGACTCCTGGGTAGTGATCCCGGCGCCCTTTAGTTCGTCGACGTAGAATTTCAGGGAGGCCGCCGACACCCCGTAAGTCTTGCCCACCTGCTGCATGGCGATGTCCAGGGTTTCGGTCCTGGCCCCCACCATTGCCGCTTCTTGGGCGAAGGATTTCAAGGCGCTGGCGATCTCGTAGATCCCCACCGCCACGCCGGCAAAGGCGAGGGCCTTCTTGACTGAAGACCCTACGTCCGCGGCCATGGTTTGGAAGCTTTTCATGTCGCGGCGGCCCTCGGACAAGTTCTTCTTCATGTCCGATAGGTCCACTACGATTTTGCTGAGCAAGACCCCAAGGGCTTCATTATCGGCCATACGTCAGTCCTTCCCTTTCACGGATGATCTGGTCTTCGGTTGCTGTTGAAACCAGGATAGGGTCTCTGGTTTCAGGCGGCGTGCCGGGGTGGTCGCTGCTTCTGATTCCTCCCCGGCTGCGAGCCAGACCGGAATCAATTTGCCGGCCGGGTTCAGGGCGTCCCGGATGCCAAGCGAAACGGCCACCGCTTGATCCAGGACTTTCCGCCGGCGGTTGAGACGGGCGGCCCGAGAATAATTCAGAACCTTGGCCACCGAATAGCCGTCCAACACCTCCTGCTCCCGGTGCCCCCGACTCACCAAGTCATCGACCAGCAGGGTCAGGGCGAGGGGGTGAAGGCCCTGATCCTGCTGGTCAGTTGCGGAATCAGGGCCACACAGTTTTTTAGCGGTTCCAGGTTTTGGACGATGATAGCTATGGCGAGAGAGCTTCCTTGACCCCAGTCCAGGCCTTCCACCTCCGCCAAGGGGATACCCAAGGTTGCGGCTATGAGCGGCCGAATTTCCGGCATTAACTCCGGCAGCAACTCGACAAATTCTCCCGCGGCAAAATCTTCGAGATTGTCGAAAGTCAAGCCCGCAGCCACCAATTTCCGGGCAATCGGTTTGACCAAGGGATAAACCGCATCGAACTGCTTCAGGGTCCAGGCCCTGACTTGGTAATTGCCCACCTTTATCGGTCCTTCCAGAAGGACCTTCACCTCATCAAGGCCAGACGGAGTCGGAGGCCCCGCCGTCTTTGGGAGTTTTTGGGTCATAAATTCCTCGTTAGGACTCGCTCAGAGATTCCCACTCGCCAAAGGGGGCGGCGGGGGTATTCTCATTATTGTCCAGGACCTCCAGGATCATCCCCAATTGAAGTTCCTTCTTGGGGTCGAAGGAGAGCGCCCCGTCAGGCTTGAGCTGGCATTTGGGGACGTGGTACTTGCCGGACAGGCCAGTGGAGGGAGCAAAATCCAGTCGGGCAGCCCCTTCCTGGAATCTCGCCGTAGCCACCGGGAATTTCAGGCTCTCCCAGGTGGTGTAGGTGAAAGACACCTTCACCTCTTCGCCGTCTTCCAGGAAGCCCCCGGACAGACGCCCGACCTTCCCGACTTCCAGGCCTCCGGACACCTGGCCAGGGTCCAGAATCCAGTCGGTGTTCTGCACCCCGTTCTGACGGATGCAGTTGATGGTGGCCGGAGTGGTCCAGGGGGTGGTGGCGGTGATCTTGAGCCAATACATCGCCTCGGAACTGTTGACGATGGTGGTGGCCCAATCGGTGGGCAAGTCCCAGTTCATCTTACCGTCGGCCGCCAGGGCCGCGGCCGCACCCGCCAGACCGCTCACCGCCGCCCAGGCGCTGCCGTTCCAGTATTCCACCACCACACCGCCGTAAACCCCCTCAGTCCCGAAGTTGAAATAGACTTCGGAGAACGGGGTCAACTTGCCCAGATAGAGGGCGTCGCCGGCGTCTTGTAAGGTAGTGAAGAGGGTTCCGGCCAGGGCGTCGGCCTCGGCGGAATGATCGGTGTAGGCCGCCCCGTCAAAGACGAAGCACTTATCCAGGAACTGGCGCACCGTTACCGTCGATAGGCCGTATTTCCCCAGGGAGGCGAGCAGCGTGCCGTTCAGGGTGGCTTTCTGGTCCACTACCGCGGCAGTCCCTTGGCCCACCACGGTGATGGCGCCGCCTTTGAGGAAGGGCCGCAGGTTGTCGATCACCGGCTCCACCAGTTTGAATTTCATGGTGACTTCTTCTTTAATGGAGAAAACCCTGGCGGGACGCAATTTGCCGGAGCGTTGAGATTCAAAGACGTACTCCGTGCTCTTGGGTTCGATCTCCAGACTGTCAGGGACGATCTCGCCCAGGTCCCGCATCCCGGTTCCGACATCGAAATTCAAGACTATGCCGCCCGGCAAAGTCAGATTGTCAAGGTTCGGCGGCTGCATGGCTGTACCTCCTACGTTAAAGTCGCGGTAAAAGGGTTATTAAGAGCGTGACCGTAGGTTACTCGGTAACGCAAGACCAACTCGCCAAAAGACTCATTGCCGATGGCCGGGCGCTTCAGTTCCTCTTGCACCCGGATTACCGGGCTGGCGAGGACTGAAGGGCCGTTCATCACCATGTAAACCTGGGCGGCGATCTCGTCCGCCTGGTCGTAAAAGGTTGGATAGCCGTGATCTTTGTCGGTCTTGAGGCGAATCCAAGCCACCATCTCCAGGCGGATCGTTCCTTGGGCGTGCCGGTTGCCCCGCTCCCGCTCGTGGTCGTCTTCATAAAAGAACAACTGCGCCTGTTTGATCTTTTCCAGGTCTGTTCCTGTAGGATCGCGGCGATGTACCTTTTCAACTCCGGCGACCCCGGAAATCAAGGCCGTTCCCAAGGACTTCATCACCTGGGTTTTGATGGTGTCTGCCATGGCGCTACCCGACCTTGAGAAGTCCGGCCTTTTTGATCTCTTGCGTCAAAACCGGCCTGGCCCAATCAACTATGTCTGTCTTGGGGTCAATCCGGCGTTTGATGACCACCGAGTTCTTGAGGATGAATAGGGGGATAATTTGCCCTTTGCTGATTTTCTCCCCAGCCGCCCGACGCTGCCGGATACCCTCTGAACGTGCGTTCGGGCCGCCAACCTTGCCGAAGATCACCCCTTTAGCTATGAAGGTCGGCATCCCCAAAAACGTCCAGGTATTGCCCTCCTTGACCATCCGCCCCTTAGCTACTCCTGCATTGGTCTTGGCAAAATCTGTGGGGATGGTCAGGAACTTCTTTTTGGCTTTGATAATGTCGCCGGTAAAATGGATTCTGAGATAGTTCACTCCGCCGGTAATTTTGGAAGTAACAACGGTGCCTTTAGCCGTGGCCGGATCTGCTTTCAAGCTCCTGGCCGCAGCACCGGTACGCTTGCCCAAGGAACTATCGCTATGCCCCGACATATGCTGCCGGAGCAGCTTTGCCTCAACCTTTTTGGCCGTGCGGGTGACTGCCTGGATCGCCTTGGGGATCAGTTTTTCGATGATTTTATCCAGGCTTTCGATTGCATCTTTCTCAGCCATTTTTTACCCGGGCCTTACGCGGTAACGATTAAGAACAGCCTTCACCGACTCCAGCCATTCGCCCACCTGCATCTTATTGATCGTCCCGTCCGGGAGAGAAACCGCACTGAGGCTAGGGTCATTGTGCCGGCGCCATTCATAAACTACCTGCTGGCACACGGCGCCTTCCAGATCCGCCGGGATCGCTACATACCCTTCAGGTTCCACTTCACCTTCTGCCGGGGCCGGGTCGTAGCCCCCGGTGTAGGTTACCCGCAGAGCCTTTTCGCCGGAGGGCCATAATCCCCAGCGAAACCCCACCATGCCTCCGGAGAGCAACGCATAGTCCGATACGCCGTAAACCGTGGCTGCATCCCAATCCCAATCTGGGGCCCAGAGAACCTCGGTGATTCCTGCAACCGGCATTTCCGAGAGATAGAGGTAGCGCCCCCCGCCATTGTGATAGCTGACCCGTTCCACCTTCTCGAAAGCGCGGTTGCAAGAGGACACAGCCCGGGCCGACACCTCGGCGATCTTGGCTTCGAGCTGGGCCTGAACGTCGGCATCCAGGGCTTCGGTTTCTCCCAGCAGCCGTTTCACGCTTTCGATGGTGGTCAGGTTCATGGCGGCTCTCTTTACTTGGTTACTGTCTCACCCGGTTTAATGGCCCGATCCCGGGGGGGCTTTTTGACTTCCTTGGTTTCCGGTTTCGGTTCCTCTTTCACAGGCTCGGTCTCCTGTACCGGCTCGATTTTCCAGCTCTGCTTTGTGAGGACCTCCGGGGAAGGCTCGAAGACCTCCCCCGGCGATAATGTCTGACGAGTCCCCGGAAGGTGGACTACGTAGCCTTCCCTGACGCGGTATAGAGCCATAGGTTAGCTCACGTCGAAGGCCAGGTCGTTGACCTGGGAAACCGGTAGCTCCCGGGCCTGGTGCAGGCTCACCAGGGCGGAAACCAGGGCGGTTTCGTCGGCGCCCACCAGCGTGGCCACCACCCGGATGTACCGTTTCCGGCCGGCCAGGTTGAGGCGGCCGACGTACCCCCCGGAGGTTACCAGGGCGCCGCCGGCAACATTAGCGAAGGCCGCGCCGGTAATGTCGGCAAAATCCCCGTCCGTGGTGGTGTCCGATTCCTGCACCTTACAGCTCAAGGTGCCGCCTTCTGAGCAGGCTCCGTGTTGGAAGTTGACCAGGGCCTCCTCGAAACCTTGGCGATCAACCGCCGGACCTTCAACGGCGGTCCTGGGGGCTACGGCCCCGGTGATCTCCTGGGGGTCGATCCCGATGACGGATTTGATGTCTTCGTTTCCTTTCATGGCTTTCTCCTATGGCAACGGGGGCCCGAGCCCGAGGACCCTGACCCCCTCTCTCAGGGTTTCAGGGTTAAGCGATCTTGGCGTCGCTACACAGGCACATGCTCTGCGCATGGCGCAGGGCGATGTCCACCTGGGAGATGATGCGCACCCAGGTCTGGTCGCTGGCAAAGGCGGTCCCCGCCTCGTTGGAGGCCAGGATTTCAAACCCCAACCACTGGCCGATGAGCACTTCCGCCCAGTTGTCGAAATACAGCTCGCTGCAGTTGATGGCGCTGCCCTTGGTCAGATTGATGGGGATTTGCGTGGTCATGCCGAACTTGTAGCCCAGGTAGGATTCGAGCTGGGCATCGCTGAAGGGGGCGATGACATATTCACCGGAGGTGTCACCGGTGAACTGCTTGATCTTCAGCTTCTTGAGGAGACGGCGAATCGCCGGGTGGAACACGAATCCCAGGTTGCCCCGGAGGGCGTTATTCACGCTCACCTCATATTCCATGTCGGTGAAGGTGTCGAAATCCGGCAGGCCGCCGTTGTCGCCCAGGATCACGGCATTGATGTTCGGGGTGTTGGCGATCCCCAGGGGCTGGTTCTCGGAACCGGAACCCCGCAAGGTCGCCAGGTCGATGGCCAGGCCCAGGGCAATGGCGAAGTCCTGGCGCACCATGGCCTCGGCGCCGGGATTGGACATGCGCACCAGTTCGTTGCTCAGCTTGGTCAGAGCCGCCACTTTTTTAGGAATCATCTTGAGTTCGCCGACCTTAAGGGCGCTCTCGGTGATCTCCTTGTTTTCGCCGACCCAGTAAGCGGTGGCCCCGCCGGTCTGGCGAGTGAAGGTCACCGGGGCCCCGGTGAGGCCGTCGATGACCCGGGCCCCCATGCGGATGCACACCGCCTCGGCCCGGAACATTTCGATGAACTCCGGCATAGCCTGGGCGGGCACTAAATAGCCCCCTTCGCTGTCATCACCGGTGGACAGGGCCCGGGTCTGCCGGAAGACATCGGCCTCGAACTTGGCCTTGTCCCAGTTATTGGTGCGCATGGCATGAATCGCCCGGCACAGAGAAAATTTGTTCTTTTCCAGTTCCAGTTCCAAGCCGGCAAGGCCGGTGGCCCATTTGCGGCTCTTGGCCTGCTTCTCGAACTCCTCCAGCGCTTTTCCAGGGAGGTGTATTTCTCCTGGAGCGCCGGGAACATCTTGAAGACGTCGAGCAGTTTAATGACTTGCCCGTCCTCGGTTTTGGTTTCGAGCTGGCCCTTGACCTCCTCCAGCATGGTTTTGATCTGTTCCGCAAGTGCTGTATTCGGCATGATCTCGCTCCTTAGCCCGGATTGGATGGGCAGGTAAGCTGGTGCAATTCTTTGGCGCTTGCCAAGATTTCAGCCAGATTGACAGAATCCCCCGCTGGTCTCCCCCCATGAGGCTCTTGGCCGGGGTTCAACGCGAGAGAGTAGATGCTTTGGTTAGGGATGGCGGCAAGGCCTTCGGAGGAGGAGCTTTCGGCCGCGGCCAGAACCTGGCTGATCAGGTCCCGGGCCTGGGTCAGGGCCTCCTTGTTTTTGGCGTTCAGGACGGCGCCGGCCTTGCCAATGTCAGCCTCCACCGCGGTCTGCTGTAGGTCCGTCAGCTCATCAAAGAGGGTAAGATTGAGGCCGACGCCCGGGGTTTTGGAGAGTTGCTCCTGTAGGTCCTCCACCAGGTCGCACAGGGCCAGGATGGTTTGGTCGCTGGACGGTTCGAGGCCCAGCTTGGCCAGCCTCTGGTCGATGTCGCTCAAGGGAGGATCCGAGGGAGCTTCCTTGGGGAAGCCGGCCGCCTCCTCCTGGGTGATAATTCCCTTCTGGACCGCCATCATAATGGCGTCGGGGTTGGCCGGGACCGTCACGCCGCTCAGTTCGTAAAGCTCTTGCTTGAGGAAGTGCCAGCCGGTCTGCCGGCCTTCGTTCTTCTTGTCGATGATCGGTTCCCGCTCCAGGTCCTGGAAGCCCACACTGGTCGCCTTGAGGAAGCCGCCCAGGTAGAGCCGGTAAATCGTGTCCGCAAAAGCGTACTCCTCGGCGGTGGCAAACTGGATTTGGAAGACCAGGGCGTCATCGGTGACCTTGACGCTTACCGCCTTGCCGATGGGAGGCATCGAATAATTGTGCCCCCAGAGGAAAACCGGGTTTTTCTTATAGTTCTTCAGATCCCAGCCGGCCGGTTCGATGATGTCGCCGTAGCGATCCACCGCGGCAGTGGAACCGATGAACTCCAGGGTGCGGTCCTCGGGGGTACCCACCTGGCGAACTTGAAAATCTAAAGCCTTATGAATCAATTGCATCGCCATCCTCCTTTTCATAGACCGGTGCCTGCCATTCCACCGGGCCCGGGGCCTTTTTGTGGTGCTCGGCAAAGACCAGGAAGAATTCCCCGGTTTCCCGGTCCACGCCACTGTTCACCAGGTGGTAATTCTCCGGAATGCCGTTCGAGGTCAGCCGGGCCGCAAAGTTATGGCTACCGGTGACTCTGGCGCCGACACGAACCAGCATCTCCAAAACCCGTGGTGAAAACTTGACGCCCAGCTTCTCATACCAAGTTGCAGTCTATAGACAATTAATAATCCAATCGAAGCCTGTGGTAGAGGCGACCAATTTTTTGTCGTTTTCCAACGCGACTAACGCTTCCACCAGACGATC